GTTTCGTCACGTCGAGGGCGGTCATTTCCTCATCGGTGGGGAGCATGGGGACGCCGGGGTCGGGGATGACGCTGGGCAGTTCGGTCGCGTCGCAGCACGCCTGCACGCGCTCGGCGTATGTCTCTGCCGGTCGCGCCTCGATGCGGCGGGAGTTCAGGGCGGCTACCCCGTCCACGACCTCGATGGTGGTGGTGGGTACGCCCTGCTGTGGCTCGTACTCGGTGCGGAGCGTGTCGATTTCGCCTTGGAAGATGATTTGGGCGCCTACGCGGAGGCGTGTGACGACGTGGGGGGCGATGCGGGGGTCGTTCATTATCTCTAGGCGGGGGTCGTGGATGGTGGCGACCATGACGCCTGCGAGGGGCCTGCCGACGATGCCTTGCCTCGCGTCGATGCCTCGGTCGATGGTGACGCTGCTGGTGTCCCCAATGAAGGACTGCCAGATGAAGCCGTCGGGGGCGAGATCCAGGCCGTCGTAGCCGCTGCGCGGGTCATCGAACCGGAGGTCGGGGTCGTCGAACAGGCCGGGGCCGAGGTCAGGGTTGCGGGTCGTTGGCTCTCGGAACAGCATCTCCAGGTGGAGGGTGTCGCAGGGGATGACAGCCATCTAGCCCCTCCAGGTGGAGCCGTTGCGCGCCTCGTAGGCCTGCACCGTTTGGACGGGGTTGGGGGGGTTGATGTATTCGTACCGCACCTTGACGGTGACCTCGGTGTCCAGTTGGTTTTTCACGAACTTCTTGAACGCCTTTTTCTGTTTCTTGATTTCCTTCTCGGCGCTGCGGAGCATGTTTTCCGCTGACTCGGTGCCGATGTAGCCGTAGGCGGCCTTCATCGGCTCTATGAGGTAGTCCTGGGTGGCTTGCGTCAGAAGGTCGAGGCTTTGCGTGAACTCGGTGCTGGCGGCGTTAGCGGGGTTCAGGGCTTCCGCTATGGCGCGGGCTGGCGCGTTATCCATCGCCAGTATTTGCATCATCAGTTCTTGGGGGAGGACGGTGGCGAGGGGGCCGAGGGCTTGCGCGAGGGCGGCGCGGTCGCTCGCCCAGGCGTTGAACTTGTCGGCTAGGAAGTTGACGTTCCCGGCGTCGTCGGTCTCAATGAAGTCGTCCAGGTTGACCCCGGCGAACGTGGAGAGAACGTCGCTGCTGAACTGCGCGGCCTCCTCCACGCGCTTCAACGTGTCGGTGATGATCTTCTCTTGCGTCTCAATCTTGGTGCGGAACGCGCCCATGAGGGTTTCTAGGCGCTTGTTTTGCTTCTCTGTTAGTTCCGCTGTGTTCTTCCCAAAGTTGACCGTGGTGTATTCCAGGCCGCTGAAAAGGCCATCGAGGTCTACCTTGACTTTCTGGCTGGTGCTGCTGACGCTGCCGCCGAACCGCTCGATCTTGTCCCCGGCGTCCTCAACCTCGTCGGCTAGTTTCTTCGCTCGGGCGCCAGCGTCGCGGTAATACTTATTGGCGGCGACGACGGTGAAGTCGGCGGTGGTGCTGGCTTGCGCGGCGACGCGGTTGGCTTCCGCGAGGCGCAGGATGCTGGGGATTTGCGCTTCCGCTGCCGGTCCCATGTTCTTAAAGTCTGTGGTGAGGGCGCGAGCGAAACCTCCAGCGTTAGCCATCTGCACGCCTAGTTCACCGAACACGGCTTCCAGGTCGTTCGCGGTGATGGCGAAATCGCGCCACAGTTTCCCGTCGTTCCACAGGATGCCCATGGCGTTGGTGAGTTTGTTGGCGTCGCCTGCGGTGAAACTGGCTTGGTCGCCTAGCCTGCCGAGGAAACTGAGCAGGCCGCCGTCGCTGCCGCCCGTGAGTTTGTTGAGGGCGGTGTTGAGGTCAGCGGCCTTAGCGGTCAACTCCACGAACGGCTGGATGGTTTCGCCTACGGCTTCACCGAGGGTTTCCATGGCGTCGCCGCTGGCGTCTGCGCTGCGGATGACGCTTTCCAGGCCGTCGTTGAATGACGACATTCCGGTGACCATGCCTCGCCCGAAATCGACGCTGAGTTGTTGCGTGACAGCGGAGAGGCGACGCATCTGCGTACCTGTCTGCCGCATCTCTCGCTCGGCCTGACCCTGCATGGCGGTCGATTGGTCGAGGATGGCGTAGTAGGTGCCGAGGGCTTTGGTTTGCTTGTCCATGCTGCCGACGCTGGCTTCAATGCCCCTAGCGAGGAGGGCCTCGGCTTTGGCGGCGTCGGTCGTGTCAATGGTGAACTGGCGCAGGGGACGCGACTGGCCTGCGAACGCTGAACCAATGGCCTGAATGGCCTGATCAATCGGCACATCGCGAAATGCACTCAAATCGCCCGAAAGGGACAGCATTTCCTGGGCAAATTCGCGGGTCTGCTCCGCTGTGAGGCCCATAGCGTCGCCATACATGCCCAGTTGGTTGGCGGCCTTGATCGCCTCGGTTTGGTTCAGGCCGAACGCTTCACCTGTGGCCTCAGCCCACTTGACGAGTTCCTCGCTGCTGGCGCCGAACACTTGACCTGCGGCGGCGATCTGTTCTTCCAGGTTACTGAACGCGATGACGCTGTCGGCTAGTTGCTTGGTGACGGCGCTTAGGCCGAACCCTGCCGCGAACACGGCGCTGAGTCGGGATGCGGCTTTACCGAACCCTGCCAGTTGCCCGCTGATGCCTTTCGTGGCGGCGGTGAACTGGCTCACGTCAGCGAGGAACCTGACGAGAACGGTGTTGTTAGCCATTACTTACCTATCCCTAACTTCATTAGTCGGTTGCCTAACTTGACGCGCAGGTAGCGTCCGTACTGCGGCATCAGGCTTTCCGCGGTGCGGATCATGTAGCCCTTGCGTTGGGGTTTCATTTCCACGAACTGCGCGTAGGGGATGCGGCCCCGGTAGGAGCCGGAGCCGTTCTTACGGAAGCGTGTACGCACACCTGTCTTGGCGTCTTGCTTCACGATCGCTGCGTAGCGGCCTTTGCCTGTGTCGTCAATCTCGTCGCTGGTGGACTCTTTCAGGGTGCCGGTAGCGACAGGGGTGGAGCGGATGACTGCTGGCTTAGCGGTGTATTGGAGCCATTCCTGCTGCGTTTTCTCAACCCACTCCTCATCCCCAGCGGCGATCAAAGCGGCGACGACGGTTTCCAGCCCTTGCACGCGGATCGCGTACACGTTGCCGTACTTGCGTGTCATCCCGCGTCCTTACTGTGTAGGTCGTGGAAGGCGTCCATGAAGGCTTGCCGTTCCCGTAGCGTCAACTGGCGGTACTCGGTGGGCGTGAGTTTCGTTACGAGGCAGAACGACGCCATCTCGTAAGCGAACTCCTCTAGGCGCCTGTCTCTTTTGGGTCAGAAAGCCCCTCTAGGAGGTCGTTGATTTCCCGCATGGTGAGGGCGCGGGCCTTGTCCAGCGTGAACGCGGGATCGTTTTTCCGCTTCACCACCCACGCGATACCGATGAGGGCTTTGGTGCGGTTGGCGCCGTTACTGGCGAGGGCGTTACCGATGCTGTCCTGAGCGATGTCCTCGATTTCTTCGATTTCGCCCATGGTGAGGTCTTGCAGTTCCATTTCTGCTCCTGTCATAGAGAAGGGGGGTGGGGGCGCCCCAGGGACGGTGAGGCGCCCCCTATTCAGTTGTGGGTCAGGACTTCGCTGGGGCGGCGCGGGTGATGACCGGGTCGCGGGTCACCACGTCGTCCTTCACGAGGTAGGAGTCGCTCCACGTCCAGGCGCTCTCGCTGGCCTCCCCACCGACCTGCGGGAACTGGCCCGCTGCGACGGTGAAGGTGCCGGTGTAGTGCGGCTCGTCGATGGTGGCGGTGTCGTTGCCGTAGGGGCGAACGATGAACGCGACATCGCCGCCGCCGTTCTCAGCCAACTTCCAGACAGCGGAGTAGAGGCTGAGGTCGGTCACGTCGCCGCTCTGGATGGCGGTGATGTTGCACACCCACACGTTGTCGACGCTGCCTGAGTTGAGGTCGCAGAACGTCTGCGTACCGTCCACGGCGGCGTTGTCCGGTGGGCTGTCCTTCTGGAGTACGAGCGATGTCACGTCGCACTGTTGTTCCTTGCCGTCGACCATGAAGACGACGGACTTAGCGTAAATGCGGGTGCGGGCCACTTGGGGCCTCCTTACGTTTCGATTTCTTTGACGGTGTAGAACTCCAGGCGCGTGCCCAGGTAGTCGATACCGCCGCTTGTGAATGTTGAGGGTTGGTCAACGTCAGCGACGTAGAACGTGTCCACGGCGTCCACGACCTCGCAGATTGCTTGGTCGAGTTCTGCGGTGGCCTGCTCGTTACTCGCGGGAGTGGCGAGGAGGATCACGTTCAAGCGCACGGTGAACGAGGTGAACGTGTCGCCCTGCTGCATGTAGGGCGCGCCCGGCTCGATGACCGCGACGGGGGGAACGACTTTCTCTGGAAGGTCGGGAAAGACGCTCACCCCCGCCGCTGACAGGAGCAGGGCCAGTTCTTCTCTGGCCTGCAAGAGGGTATTAGCCATCGGCTAAACCCCGCTCAGTAGATACCGCCCCAGGATGGGGTAGTAGGCGGTGAGGGGGTCGCGGTACATGCGGGCGGGGTTGCCGTCCACGCTGGCGAACTGTGTGAGGCCGCTTGGTGCTGCGCGGCGGCTCCACATCTCGTACCCAACGCCGAGGGTGACCTCGTTGAGGACCACCTCCGGTACATACGCTTCCCCAACGGTCGCCGCTATGAGAGCGAACGCCGCATCCAGGTCGGCCTGTAGTTGTTCGTCCGTGACGCTCGCCCCGACACCGATGTAGGCGCGGAGGTCGCTGACAGTCACCATCAGGTAACGGTGACCTTGACGATCGCGTTGGCGTCGTACACGAACGACGCGAGGTAGCCGTAGACGCTCATGTCCTGCGTGAGCCGGACGATGTCCTGATCGGACAAGCGGAACGGCGCACCGCTCGACTCAAACGTCTGGATGCCGCGAGAGTGCGCGATGTAGCAGGAGCCGTCCGTGAGGGCGGTGTCCACGATCACCGGCAAGCCGAACAGGCCAGCGGTCATACCCGGCAGGTTCGCCGAGCCGCTGTTGTTGCTCGGGTTACCCGCTGCGAGGTTGGGGCGGTCGTTGGCGTCGTGCAGGCCAGCGATGACCAGCCACACGTCCTGAGCGGCCAGGATGAACTCGGGGCGACGCTTCGCGCCCGTGTAAATCTGGACGGACGCGCTGCCGATGGCTTGCGCCCACGACTCGCTGGTGCTGGTCGCTGCTGCGGAGCCGTACCCGGTGCCAGCCTCCAAGATGTCCACGACGTACTTATTCGTGTAGTCCGAGTAGGAGTTGACGAGGGCTTCCAGGCACAGGCTGACGTACCCAAAGTTGGAACGCTGCGCGGCCTGGAACGACATCGCCGTCCACGCGCCTGCGGTGATGACGGGGCTGGTGGCGCTGGTGAGCGTCAACTTCCCGTACGTCAACGCTTCCGACTCGGCCCCCTGCGTCGCGGTGGTGATGCTGTTGGAGTCGATCTGCGGGTACTCCAGCGTCATTCCGGTCGCGGGGAGGACGTTCTGGTCGAACGCAGTCAGGGTGGGCCGCCCAAAGTTGAGCAGTTCCAGGGTCTCCAGTACCCAAGAGTTCTTGGCTACGTCGGGGGCGCCGTTGGTGCCCAGGGTGGCTCCATCGACGCTGTCGGTGAACGCCCGGTACAGGTTGACTGCGTCGTCCTGCCCTTCGGCTACGGCGAGCGCCCACTCACCAAACGAACGGAACTTCATGGAAAGGTCCGGCTCGCTGACGGTAATCATGGGGCTGGCGGTGAGGCGACGGTCGAGGTCAGCGACCTCTCCCCGCAGTTCTGCGATGTCGCCTGAATGGTCACGCACCTCAACGGGCGCGGGTGTCTCAATAACGGTTTCTTCGGCCACGGTGGCCTCGCTTTCATCTATTGAACGGACAGCGGATACCTGCGCGCCCTCATACGCGGGGAATGTCACGACGGACACTTCCCGCAGGACCGCGCCGGTACGGACGACGGTGCCGTCCTCGCTGCGCTTGGATTGCTTCGGTTGGAAACCCACGGAGAACGAGTCAAGGACGCCATCCCGTAGGAGCGTCAAGACCTCCTCACCACGGGGGGTCTGGCTGATGCGAGCCGCGATATGCAAGCCATCGTCAGCGTCGCGGGTGGCGGTGATCTTCCCCACCGGCTCGTTGTGTTGATACAACAGCGGCAGGTTTTTCTTCACGGCGCCGAACGCCCCCCGCGTGAACGACTCCTTGTAGCCGCCCACATCGGTAGGGGTGTTGTATGGGACCGCTCGCCCGATGACGGTGCGGTCCTCCAAGTCCTCTAACTCGACCTGGAAGGTTCTGGTTTCTAGATCCATGGATCCTCCTAGACGGGTGAACCGTCGTGTTGGTTCTGTGGCTGTGTCAGGTCAACAACATCGTTGGGGACGGGGCCGCTCATGCCTTCGGCTTTGCGTACCTCCTCGGCGCTCATAACACCCATGCCGACGAGGGCTTGGTAGGCGCTGATGCGGCTGTCGATGTCGCCGCGTAGGAGGCTGTCCAGTTTGAGGCGGGCCTCTTGGCCGCGTGGCAGAACATCGGTCAGGGCAGCCTCAATGGGCAGGACGATCTGATTGAGGGTGGTCTGCACCATCGACTGATTTAGTTCCGTCAGGTTCGCGTAGGTCAACGACGTGCCGTCGATACCGGACGCGAGGAGCATGGTCGGGATGCCGAACAACCGGGCGACGTTGGTGACGCTCGCTTGAACGTTCTCCACAAACTGCGC